TAATGCTACTCAAACTAGCGCAACAGAAGTTTATGTTTCACACAAAACTCAAACTGGTGCCGACATTGATATTTTCTTGTCATTCATTACCCAGTCTGAAGAGTTCATCATTCAAGATGAAACAAACAGTGACAACTACCAAGTTTGGCAAATTAGTGGCGCGCCTGTTAACTACAATCCCGGAGCATCAAATAGCTATTGGGGATACCCAGTAACATTAGTAAAATCATTAGGAACTGGAACCACCGGATTTGCAAATAACTTACCAGTGTTTTTGGCGATTGTTAACGGTGTTAGCGGATTTTCTGGTTATTCAGGATACTCTGGATATTCTGGATTAGGTTTATCTGGTTACAGCGGTAAATCAGGATACAGCGGACAAGTAGGCACATCTGGTTACAGTGGATTTAGCGGCATTTCTGGTGCAACAGGTTCGACCGGTGTTTCTGGCTACAGCGGTTTTTCTGGATACAGCGGACAAGTAGGTATATCTGGCTACAGTGGATTTAGTGGTTTCTCTGGTATATCGGGATATTCTGGCTATTCTAGTTTTAGTGGATATTCTGGCTTTAGTGGGTTTAGCGGTATATCTGGTGCAACAGGTTCTAGTGGTATTTCTGGATACAGTGGTTTTTCCGGGTATTCAGGAATTGGCACATCAGGTTATAGTGGTTTTAGCGGTTTCTCGGGAATTTCTGGATACAGTGGTATTTCTGGGTACAGCGGTTCTAATGGATCGGCAGGATCTGCAGGAGCATCTGGATATTCTGGATATAGTGGTTCTAATGGAACAGCAGGTGCGTCAGGCTATTCTGGTTATAGCGGCGCTACTGGTTCTACCGGATCAACAGGTACATCGGGGTATTCAGGATATTCTGGTTTTGCCAGCACATCCGGTTCGTACCAAATTGGTTCTTTAGGTGTTGGTACAGCAGCCTCTGGTACAACTGGTGAGATCCGCGCAACCAATAACGTAACAGCATACTACTCGGATGACCGCTTAAAAACCAAATTGGGTAATATTGAAAGCGCACTGGAAAAATTGCGCACACTTAATGGTTTCTACTATGAGGCTAATGAGACAGCGCAAGCCCTTGGTTACGAAGTCAAACGCGAAGTTGGTGTATCAGCCCAACAAGTTCAAGCAGTATTGCCCGAAATAGTTGTTCCAGCCCCAATTGACGAAAAGTATTGGACAGTTCGTTATGAAAGGCTATCTGCCTTAATTATTGAAGCAATTAAAGAATTAGCTGACGAAGTGGACGAAATAAAAGCAAAACTGTAGTACAATGTAGGTTTGTATAAACCTTTGAGGATCGTATGAAATACAGTATCGTTATACCGACGTATAACAATTGCGAAAAGTATTTAAAACCGTGTATTGATTCGATTATCAAATACACCGACATGGACAACGTAGAGTTGGTCGTGTCGGCAAATGGTTGTACTGATAATACTAGAGCCTATTTAGATTATTTGGCAACAGCAATTCCAAATTTATATGTGGTCTGGAGTAAAGAACCACTGGGGTTTGCCAAAGCCACTAATAACGGTATTCGAGTATGCAGGGGAGACAAAATTGTCCTGCTTAACAACGATACTGTATTATTAGAAAGAGCAAAAAACAAGTGGCTCGAGATGTTAGATATTGGCGATATATCGGGCGTATGGTCTCAATATTCACCAATTACTAAACGCCAGTTTATTGTATTTTTCTGTGTAATGATTGACCCAAAGGTATTTCAAACCATTGGGCTGCTAAACGAAGAATACGGTACTGGCGGCTGCGAAGACATTGAATTTTGCTATGAGGCCGAGAAGGCTGGTTTTCAATTGGTTATGAACTACGATGATGGTTCGTTTCCAATTTATCATAAAGCCGAAGGCACCGTATTAGACTCAACGTTAGTACAAAATTGGGCTGAGATCTTTGCTCAAAATGAAGCTAAGTTAGCGAGTAAATACAATGTCTAAAGTACTTTGCTCGGTAGCAACCCGTGGCAGGTACTTTACAACTTTGCCACTGGTATTAAACGCGATTATCAATCAAACTCGATTGCCAGATAAGCTGGTAATCTTTGATGATAATGATGCGCCACAAGACATGCGGAAAGAGCTGATCTATTCATACTTTTTCCAGATGTTAGACATCAAGGGCGTCGAGTGGGAATGGGTGTTTGCTGATAAAAAAGGACAACATCATATTCACCAACGAGCCAATATGATGGGCTACGAATGGGTGTGGCGTTGTGATGATGACGCAATCCCCGAGCCTAATGTATTAGAAGAATTATATAGATGGGCACAACCCAGTGTTGGTGCAGTTGGCGGTCAAATATTAACACCACCATACATGCCAGACACAAACAAAATTACAGGCAAAATTGATAACATTAACAATGAGCCTAATGTGCAATGGGGTAAATTTAACGTTGCAAGACATGTTGAACATCTTCATTGTAGTTTTTTATATCGTGCTGGGATTGTTGATTATAATTTGGGTTTAACGCGAGTAGCGCATCGTGAAGAGACGTTGTTTACATACGCATTGCATCAAAAAGGCTACAATATTTGGGCGGTACCGAACGCAGTAACGTGGCACATGAAGAACCCGCAAGGTGGTATTCGCAGTGAAACAAGAAAAGAGATGTATGAGCATGATGAGCAAATTTTTAAAAACGTGCTTGCGTTCCGTGATAGAACCGTTGTGGTACTTAATTGTGGGCTTGGCGATCACATTGTATTTAGCCGCATTTTGCCTTCAATACCTAACGCTGAAGTTTTTTCATGTTACCCTGAAGTGGTTCCCGGTCGATCGATAGCAGAGGCTCAGCACCTATTCGGTGATTTGGATACGTGGAATGTCTATCGTAAGATGGATCAATGGAAGTGGAAAGACAGCTTAGAAAATGCGTATAGAAAGATGTACCTATGATTATCATAGCACCATACGCACAAAAGCTCAGAACAGGTAAAGAAAATCCCAAAAACTATCCATATTGGGAAGAACTTGTATACGAATTGCAAAAAACTATACAGGTTGTTCAAATTGGCGTAGAGGGCGAAAAACAGCTTGTTGAAGATTTTAGAAAAAATCTACCTATTTCACAATTATGTGAATTGCTTAAAGATTGCCATACGTGGATCGGAATAGATAGTTTTTTTCAACATCTTGCATGGCGAGAAGGAAAACCGGGAATAGTGTTATGGGGGCCGTCAGATCCATTGATATTTGGGCATCCAGAAAACACTAATTTATTAAAAGACCGGTCATATTTAGTAGAAAATCAATTTGTGTGGTGGGAAGCCACCGAACATAAAAATGAACGATTTGTGAAACCCGAAACGGTTTTAGAATATTTAAAGGCATAAACAATGGCATCTTCCGGCAATACTACAATACAGCTGTATTACAGCGATACTACCGGCCACGTACCAACTTCGGCTAACTTAGCCAATGGTGAGTTGGCAATTAACGCTGCCGACGGAAAACTTTTTTACAAAGACGCAAACAGCGTTGTTCAAATTATTGCAACAACTGCTGCTGCAAATGGAAATCTAGCTGGCGGTGCCGCTGGAGAACTACCATACCAAACAGCTGCAAACACAACAGCGTTTACTGCAGCCGGAACATCTGGTCAAGTGTTGATATCTAGCGGCACAGGTGCACCATCTTGGTCCAATACCTCCCCTACAGCAACCGTCCTGCAAACTGCCAATTTTGTTGCGCAACAAATCGGCAGTAAACTTTATTTTCAGTATAATGGGGCTAACGTAGCTTCATTAGATTCTTCTGGAAACTTTACGACAATTGCCAACATAACTGCTTATGGAACACCATGATGAAAAATGGTATTGATTTCATTTACGAATATTCAGACCTTAATCTTTTTCAAACTAGGGTTCAAATATTAACTGGCAAATATGCTGGAATTATTTTGGAGTTTGGCGGTTCTGTTTTGGCACAATTTAGTGGTAAAAATACTTTTACTTTTGAATATACACTTTATGAAGTGCCTGACCAGTTTTACGGACCACGTTTAAGAACAGACGGTGAGTTTAATGAATACCTTGGTTATTTATTAGTTCATGTTATTCAGTCTAGAAATCTTGACCCAAAAGAAAAAGAAAAATTGGATGAAGCTGCTTCTGCTGAAGGAAAGCAATATTCCAATATAAAAATTTCAGAATCATGGTATTCAAATAAGCCAAAAATTATAGCAAACACAGAATATGAGGTATTTTAAATGACATTAAATTCTAGTGGTGCAATTAGCCTTGCTGGAACAACAGCAGGTCAATCTATTGAAATTGAACTTGGTGGCAATGGAACAACTCAAATTAGTTTAAATGATAGTGCTGTAAGAACTTTAGCTGGTGTTCCTAGTGGTGCAATTACTATGCCAACTAACTTTTATGGTAAGTCTAATTCATTTACTGGGTCTTATACATTTACTTCAAATACAGCCAATGCCGCATTAAATATTTCTTCTATTAGTGGGTATATTGCTGGTAAATCAA